GGTGACAACGGTTGGGACAGTCGTCACCGCAGGGGCAGCCGTGGCGGTCGTCGGTGGGAACAGCGTGCCCGCCTCGGGCCCGGCGCTGGAGCAACCTGCGGCTATAACAACCGCAGATAGGGCGGCAGCAAGAAACTGCTTCACGATGCGCTACCGCCGCGAACGCCGCCTTGACTGGTACCAGATAAGCGTGCCGATAAAGACGGCGAGCGCTATCCCCCCGATGATGATTGTGGTCGAACCACCGGGTGCTTGGCTCATGTCAAGGGAGAAGTTTTTGGCGCCACCGCCGAGAAGGTCATTCTCGGACTTGAGTTCAGCGACTGCTTCCTCAAGTTGCGCGACTTGGTAAGTAAGGGCGGCTTCGTTGCCGCTGGAGTCCCATAGGAACCCGAATGACCCCGCGAAGGCTGCGGGGAGGCCTAGGACCCATGCGATGTTGTCCTTGGCCTTGTCGAAGACACCAAGTGTTGAGCCGACCTTGTCTTTGACCCGGCCCGCGAGCCTGTCAGACGCCTTTTCGATGGCGCCTTGAATGTTTAGAAGGGCCTCGGCGAGGATTTCGCCGTCACTGTCACTTGGCACTGAGAACTGGCACTAGTTCGGTTTCGTCAGTGATGAGACTGCGGAGGTCTTCTAGTTGGTCTTCTGCGAAGGAAAGCGCAGCGGAGATCTGATCGATCATCGCTTCTTTGGCTTCCCAATGCTCTGTGGTGTCCATACAACGAGTTTCCCAAACCTTCGATGGACCTACTCGGAGGGTGCCCCGCCGGGTACGATGGGGCTATGGAAACGGATCGTGAAGGCGAGTGGTGGGACGATCTCGGGGAACTGAATCCTGAGGCCGTTATCTTCGACGGCTTCGACGACTGCATCGTCGGCTATGCCACCCGCATGAACATGCCCGCCGTCATTGTGTACGACGAGGATCTGATGGTCGCGAACATGATGGCCCGTGGCGAGTTGGACCTTGACGAAGCGGTTGAGTACCTGTCCTTTAACACGTTCGGAATGTGGGCAGGTGAAGGCACCCCCATGATCTTGCGAAGGTACGAGGAGTACAGCATTTCTCGGCCCCTTGGTTGATGCCTAGAATTGAGTGGGGGCGGGTCGTCATGCGATCCGACCGGAATGTTGACACGGGCTGGATGGAAAAGGCGGCCTGTCAGGACCACCCGACCGAACTGTTCTTCTTCGACGAACGGATAGAACGGACACGGGTCGCCGAGGCGAAGGCCATCTGCGGCCAATGCCCGGTTTGGAAGAACTGTCTGGACTACGCCATTGAGACACCGGTTGACTTCGGTATCTGGGGTGGGTTCACATCACGGGAGCGGATACGCCAGCGCTGGAACCAGCAGAAAGCAAGGCAAAGCGCCCCCAGACCGAAATCCGGGGGCGCCCGCTGAATCTGTGGTATCACCTCCCATGCTGGGCCAATGGGGCTAACCGCATTCTTTCACCTGTAGGGATTTGGTCAAATGGCGAAGAAGATTGAACGGGCACAGGACATCCGGTTCGAGGACGGTCCGTTGGATGGGGAAGTGTTGAGGGTGTCTCTTCCCCTCCCTGATGCTCTCAAGATGAACTTGGGCCGGGATACTTATGTGCGTGTGGAGGGAAAGTCCCTTTTTCGGTTCGACCCAGAGAGGTCGGCTAGTCCTACCACGACGGACCGGTTAGGCAGCGTAGGCTAATCCCATATGGCAGACATCCCGTCACTGGTCATCTGGGCAGGTATAAGCGTGGTAGGAGTAATCGGGGCGTTTCTACTAGGCCCTCTCAACCTTAAGGAACGTATCTCCACAATGGCACTTGTTTCCGGTGGGGCCGCCGTATCCATGTGCGGTTTCAGTGTGGGTGTGACTGCGGGGCTGGGTGTGACTGGCGGCTTGTTTCTCCTAGTCGCGCTGTTGATGGGTTACGAGGGCTGAGATGGCATTTCTTGATGGGTTGAGGTTCACCGGCCACAACGGTCGCGGCTGGGAACGCGGCCAGTCGACAGAAAAGGCCTTCTACTACAACGAGCAGATGGGGGCTGTAAACCCCATAGATAAGAAGAGGCCGTATAAGGACGACTGGGATGTGAACCGTGCGGTTGCGGAGGGCAACGACCGCGTCACTTGGGTGTTCAAAAGCATCTTTGCTATTGCATCGAATGCTGCGCGTCTCCCGATTGAGATCCGTAACGAAGACGACGAGTCGGTCGATCACCCCCTGTTGCCTGTCCTGAACAGGAAGGCAAATCCACACCACGACGCGTACAACTTCCGGTTCCAACTCTCTTCACAGGTTCTCCTGTCGAAACGCGGGGCGTTCATTGAGATCGTCAAGGACCGGTTGGACAACGTCGTCGGCCTGTACCTGCTGCCGCCGCAGTGGACGTACCCGATCCCTGACCCCAAGAAGTTCGTTTCCGGGTATTCGATTCAGGTCCCGAACACCAAGGAACGGATCGTTGACCCAGACAACGTCGTGTGGGTTCGCATCCCGCACCCGACCGACCCTTATCGGGGGCAGTCGCCTCTGGAGTCCTGCGGGCTAGCGATTGAAATCGACTACTACTCGCGTATCTACAACCGGAACTTCATGGTCAACGATGGTCGCCCCGGCGGCATCTTGATGGTGACCGGCGAGTTGGACGATGACGCTGCTGAAGAGATCCGACGGAGGTTCCTAGGGAACACAGGATCCGCCCTTGGCGGTGCTGGCCGCATGACGATCATGGAGGCCGAGCAGGCCAAGTGGATTGACACGTCGATGGCGCAGCGCGACGCCCAGTACACGGAGACGAAGCAACTCGCCAAAGAGGAAATCCTCATGGCGTTCGGTGTCCCCGAGTCGGTGATCGGTAACGCTTCTGACCGCACGTTCGCTAACGCCGACACGGAACTTGAAGTGTTCTGGCGTGAGACGATGCTCCCCCACCTCATGCTGATCGAACGAGCGTTCGACAGGCTTGACGGATCTGAGGAACTAACGGTCAAGTTCAACCTTGACGATGTGGCGATCCTGTCTCGTGACGAGCGGGAGCGTGCCCTGTTCCATTTGGAGGAACTCAAGTTCGGGGCTATCTCCATTGATGAGTACCGGTTGAAGATTGGCCTTGAGCCCGTTGGTGCTGATCTGCTGTACGTCCAAGCGAACTTGATGCCTATCGGTCAGGCGGTCGCCGAGGGGGAATCACCCTCGTCTGTTTTCGAGCCGCCGCAGTTGGCTTCGCCTGATGCTGTGCCGACGACCCTGCCGCAAGCGACTGCCGTCCCCCCGATCGGTGAACCGGTGGCCGCGGTCCCAGAGGCAGCGGCCCTTAACGGCCAGAACGAGGCCAAGGGGGATAAGGAGTCGGCCCCTTTACCTGATTCCCCGTGGGGGTTTCAGTTCGGCGATCTGTGGATCGACGAGAAAGCCGTCGATGAGATAAAGACCCGCCGAGACGACCAAATGGTGCGTCTCGCGGACTCTGCGGCGTTACAGATGACAGCCTTCTTCCAAAGGCAGCGCCGTGTTGTTCTGGAGAAGTGGAACTCACGCAAGATCCGCGAGAAGGTCAACAAGGGAGTGGCGGTCGGAGTCAACGACATCTTCGACACCCCCACTTGGGACCGGCAACTCATCGCCGACGCTAAGTCCTTCCTGACAGCCGCCATCATGGATGGTGGGAACGACATCGCTTTGATGACGAGGAAGGAACTTGACATGGACGAAGACGAGGTCGCCATGGCGATCCTCGCTGGTTTGGCCATGTTCCCTGAGATCAATGCGACGACCCGGCGCCAACTGGAAAAGAAGATCATCGATGGTATGGGCGCCGGGTTGGCCGTTGACGACATCGCCAATGAGTTGAAGGGGGTCTTCACCAAGTCGATCAAGTCTCGGGCACGCCTCGTCGCGACGAACACGGTTGTCTTTGGTGTGAACGAGGGTCAGATGGCGGTGGCTAGGAAGCAGGGTTACCGGTACAAGGTGTGGATGTCGCAGCGGGACGAGAAGGTGCGTGTTACACACACCCACGCTGATGGTCAGGCGCGTCCGATCATGGATCCGTTCCTTGTCGGCGGCTATCTGATGATGCACCCCGGTGCCTTCACGGCGTCCATCAAGGAAACGGCGAACTGTCGTTGCACGATGGTCTTCACGAATGCCCCGTCGCAGACGGGTTTGCTTGAGTTCGGGCTCACCGAAGCGGATATTGAAGCCGTTCGGATGGGGCAGGTAATCCAAGCAATCACCCTGTAGACGTATAGGTAGCCTGAACGCTCCGACACTAGGACGTGTACAGGGCCTATCCTGAGGACACAGGACCGCTCAGGAGGCACCGTGGATTTCGAGTCGAAACAGGCACGGGTAGAAGCAAAGGCTCTCAACGATGCCGAGGGCACGGTAGAGGCCGTTGTTTCTGTCACGAACATTGTGGACAACGTCAACGATGTTATTGAGCCCGGCGCGTACAGCGACACCCTACAGAAGCGCATCCCCAAGGGCGTGTGGTCACATGACACGACCATCCCCGTCGCACGCACCCTCGCTGCGATCGAACTAGAGCCCGGCGATGAACGCCTCCCGAGGCACCTGCAAGAAGCAGACGCTGGCGGTGTGCTAGTCAAGATGCAGTTCAACCTGAACACCACCCGCGGCCGCGAGGCTTACGAGGACATCAAGTTCTTCGGCGGGGAGCAGGAGTGGAGCATCGGTTACTCGGTTCCCGAGGGCGGTTCGGAGATGAAGGGTGACACTGGGATTCGCCACATCAAGCGACTTGAGTGGTACGAGTATTCACCCGTCCTATTCGGTGCTGCTCCGGGCACGGCCACCGTGTCCGTGAAGGAGACCCCCATCGGTGAACCCGAGGAAGAGAAGGGCCCGATCGCCGGTCACGCTGTCGGGTTCGCTGACGACCGCCCGTGGAAGCCTTCGATGTACAAGAACGTGCGTTCCCCGGCGGACAAGGCCTACTACTCGAAGATCTTTGCCTACTTGGAGAAGGGGGAGGACCCCACCTTCAAGACGAACTACACCTTCATCCATCATTACGTCAGTAGTGATGGGTCACCCGGGGCTGCTGCCCTAGGCGGCCTTCGTGAAGGTATTGGAAGCCTCAACGGTGCCCGTGGAGGCACCAAGTTGACAGGTAGCGACAGGAAGGGCGTGTATAACCATCTCGCCCGCCACTATCGTGAGAGCGGTGAGAAGCCGCTTGATTTGAAGTCAGATGAATACTTGGTAGAAGTTATGGAGTTGAAGGCTTCTCTG